TGCTGTGTCTCCACCTGCTCCTTCGGCAACGTATACAACGCAAAGTCTTTGACCCGCCGTACCGTTAGCTAGAGTAAGTGCGTCACCTGTACCAGTAGTGGTCACTTCGTGAACACCACCAGTAATAGCTACTGCACCTGCTCCTGAAGTAGTTGTCCTCTCTCCATAGACAATACCGCCATCTAAGACCACGTTGCTTGCGCCCCCTGGACTTAAGTTAATATCACCTGATCCGTCTGTATCTATTGTAAAACTATCGCCACTGTTGAAAGCTGAGAGCTTAACTTCTGTAGATTCTCTAAGAATAGACATCCATTCAGAGTGTGAACCTGAACCGTCTTGTCCGCCAATTAGCAAACCACCCAATTCTGCACCACCTGTTGGATCTGCAATGATACCTTCTATTGTTACATATTCAGTAACATTGCCACCGTCATCTTTTCCTTCGAAGCCGATAAGACCTATAGAATCCATTGCAGCTGGTGAAGCTGAGTTTTGGTAAAGGATTAGTTCTGCTCCCTCCGATCCGTCATCTGTATGGATGATTGTAACTTCGCCTGAGCCATTAGAGAGGTCTGCAACTAGAGGGATAGCTGAAGACACTGTTACTTCACCCAGATTATCCATAGTGGTATGCCCACTCATAGTAACTGCTGCGGCTACGGCTGATACGTTACCAACTAACAAATCACCATCAGCTAATGCAATTTCGCCAGCCACAATAGAATCCAACGCTTCAAATGTACATGAAGTTGTTAAACCTGTATTTCTATACAACCCCTCTGTCGCAGCTCCCGCATCAGTCTTCCTGAATGTACCAGCTTTTGAAAAGCCAGCCAATGAACTTGGAACCGTTGTTCCACTTGACAGTAAAATGTGCCCGTCACCATCTACCATCTCTATCTTTACCTCTGTGGTTCCGATAGTAACTAGTTGACCAGCAGCACCTAAATAGTTAGCTGTTATTGGTCTATTAAATATTTTTCCTCTTGGTTGTGCCATAAATTTTATTATGTATAGAGACTAATAAGTTCTTACCCAAAGGTCTATACATGAATTATTACTTAAACGAGAGGTGGCCATAAGACCACCCCTCTATATTTTTACACAGCAGGTTCTACATTAACCTCAACAAGAGCATCAGCACCATCACTGAATGTCTTTAGACCATATAGGTCATAAGCGATTAAGTATACACCTAATTTTAGTTCTGCGTCCTGAATCTTTAGACTAGGAGCAGCTTGTACTACCATGTCAATAGCGCCTTTTCGGCCGAACATGCAGTATACAGTTTCTGCGGACCAAGGATCTGCGGTCTCTGAAGCTTCTACAGCAACTTCACCACCACCAGGCATAACAATACCTAATGTAGTTGTTCCGTCAGTAGCTTCCAATCCTTCTAATAAAGCTTGGCTATCAGCTGATAAAGCAATACCTGTAGCTGTAGTTGTTGTAGGGTCATCCAATAAAGTTACAATGTTATCAATTGTAACAGCAGTTGATCCACCAATGTCAATTTGACCAGCAGTTGCAGGAGCAGCTTTAAACTCTAAAGTAACACCGTTGATTTCAATTGTATCACCGTCTGTTGGGTTATTTGCTGGAGTCCAAGTAGCTGAGAATCGTAGGTTATTTGAAACATAAATCTCAAATCCGAATCTTCGTCCTACTAGTCCGTTAGCACCAACTTCGTCTCCGAAATCTGTGTCTTTACCTGCTAGATAAAGTTGGATTTGTTCCAACATACCTGGAGTAATAACAGCATATCGCATGTCTTGCTTTATATTCAACTGGTTCAATTTTCGTGAAGCAGCAGTAAATAAAGAATTAACATTTGAAGTTGAAACTACTACTGAGTTTCCTGCAGTACCACCAATGTCACCGTCATCTATATCAGATGTAGCATTAGTAACTTCTGCCAAGAAAGCAGCATCCATTTGTCTAGAGAGATCTTCTTGCATGTCTCTTGCGAAACTTGCTTGTGTTGTATAACTATTCTGGATAGCATCAATGTCATCCAAGTAAATAGGTACAGCCTTGATCTGGTCAACATCTAAATATTCATCAGTTGCTGATACATCTTGTGCTGTTAGTGCAGTTGCTTTAGTATAATTAACTGCGTATAAGTTTGAACGATAAGGTTTGTGTGCTTTGTCCCCATCGGTTAGCTTTGCTCTTAATTCGGTGTTAGCCAGTGCCATTGCTACTGTCATTTTTTCTCTGACAAGTTGCATTTCATCTGACCAAACCTCCTTATTTAGAGCTGTTAAGGAATTAGCCATAAAGTTTGGTTTAATACTTCAGGCCATAAGAGAATAAATTATCTCTTCATAAACTTCATTCCACCACTATCTGAATTTGCTTCAAGGTACGCTCGGAACTCTGTCTTCTTTTCAGAAGTTAAGTTACGATACGCCTCACCAGATTCATCAGCGGCAATTCTTTCAAAGCTCAAGTTGCCTGTACCAGTTCTATCAGTAGAATTAGTAATAGCATCTTCAACTCTGTTCTCACGAGATTCTTCATTCACCATAGACTGAAAGTATGGTGATTTAATTATTTCTTGTGGTGTTTTATTTTCAACTGTTGCGTACTTTATAGCCATGTTGACTTGACCCATGGTTAGTTCAGGGTTGTCAACCTTTACCTCTAAAGCAGCTAGTCTATCAATTTCCACCTTGGCCTCGCTAGATTTAGATTCCTTCTTAGGTTCTTCCTTAGGCTTTAAGGCCTCTAGATCACCTTGAAGCTTTCTTGAAGCTTCCTCTTGTTCTTTGAACTTGTCCCTCCAGTATTGCTTTTGGGCAATAGCTGTCTGGAACTTCTTTGAAGTATCATCGTCTAGCATGTCCAACTCTTCACTTGATAGAGTTAGGTCTTCATTGTTTTCATTAGATGTTTGCTCATCTACGCTTGTTTCATTAGGCTCTACGCTGTCCTTGATGTCTTCTATCATATAGTTTTTGAGGGTTTGTTCCCTATTTAATTTATTGTGGGTTTTTTCCCATTATTTAAAGGATCGTCTCTCGCCTTCCTTTCGGTTGGCTACTGAACGCTCTATTACACCTACTACTTCACTTATGATCTTTACCGCCTTCTCTCTACTCAACGCTTCCAATGCAACCTCCCCAGCTATCCTTGATCCATACTCTTTTGAGATCAACTTATCTGTTACCTCCTTGAACAGTTCTTTTACTAGATCAAAGTAATCGCTCTCTGCTAATCTTTCTAGCTTTGATGTATCCATACTATTCTGTTGCTATATTAGCGTCAGGTGGCCCTGTAGGAGCTCCTATGGCTCCCTGTGGTCCTGACGGTGCTTGTTGTGGTTGTAGTTGCTGTACAACCTGTGCCTGTTGTTTCTGGATATCTATCTCACTTAATCCTGATAGGTTCAATAACTCTTGCAATACTGGACTATTAACCAACTGTGGACTAGCTCCAAGTAGTTGTAGGATAGTAGTAAGCGTTGTTATTCGTTCAGCCTTATCCAGACTCTCATCTGTTACTACCACCTTAAGTTCTACATCCTTATAAAAGTCTTTAGAGATGTTGATAGCCATTCCATTAGTAGATACTGCTCGTTGTACTAGCATGTCCTCTATCTGTTGTGCTTCTTCTGCTGTTGGGAACTTACCTGTATCCATCACAATGTTCTTTACTGCATCCCATGCTTGCTTCTTACCAACCTCTCTTGCTAGGTATTCATACTCAGCCTTATCAGTAATTTGAAGTATATGCTCTTGACTAGTCTTCTTCATCAGTTCAGGTAAGATCCAGTCTTGTACAAGCTCTTCTAGGAATAGACCATAGTTCTGTCTAATGAAGTCAAACAACTTGTTTGCGTTTCTGTTAAGCATCAACCCAAGTCTGAATGGTGTACCAGCAGGCATTGTCTCACCTGTGGTAGCTTCAAAACTGTTTGCTAACTCATTTGCTAAACTATCCACTTGTTGTGCTACTGCACTATTAACATTCATTGATCGTACTTCTGTAGGTATTCTATTAATAGCTCCTTCTACCTGTATAACATCTCCACTCATTAGATCAGTTAATACATTCTTTGCGAAGCTCTTGTCATTAGTAGCTAGTAAGATAAGGTTAGCTAGTTCCATTGCCTTGATCTCATAGTTGACTTGTGTATTCTTTAACTCCTGCATTTCAAACATATCCTCTACAATACCGTATCCGAGCCATCTACCTACCTCCTTGTCATAATGTACTTCTTTATATAACTTCGTTCTATACTCTTTTGTTGTTAGTTTCTCGCTAAATAGTTTTAGTCCGTCACCTGCAGTCTTCTGTTGACCTGTACCTTCAGGCATTACTACAACCCACATCTGTGGCACTATATCTGTATCATCATAGTCGTCTGTTAGGAAGGTCTCTTCCATCTCAGCAGTAAGTTCCACCACTCGTATAAACTTAGCATTGCCCATTTGTGGTTCGTACTTATCTTTACTCGTGACATAGTTTTCTTTTCTATATGTACTAAAATTCTCAATAGCGTTCTCAATGTTCTCTTTATCCCAGCCTTTCTTCTCTCTTAACTCACTAGGAGTGTAATAATGTTCTTCTAACCGCCAACTGTTCTTTAAGCTACTAGCAGTCATATCATTCTTAAAGTTCCGTAAGTCTACCATCTCAAAGATCTCGTCTCCACCTACACGCTTGACCGCAACTGTACCATATTTAGGTAGTGTTGCTGTGATCTCATTAAGCTTCTTTCCAAGCTTGGTGTCTCTCATATAGATCTCAAGCTCTCTACGAAGTAACCACACCTTTGAATAGTCTTCAGGCTTCATGGCCATTAGTTCTATGTTCTTTGTATCTATGTCAATGTTCTTCTGTGCATTCTTCACCCTCGGTTTAGTAAAGTTATAAAAAAACTTACGACCAAACTCGTCTATATTACCTGTATCAAACTTACCAGCGTAATAACGATTGATCTTCTTAATTGTGTCTAATTGACTAAATTCGTATCCGTCAACAATAGTCACGGAGTTGTTATCAAAGTCCTCCTCAAAATCGTTAATGATACTGTAAATGCTTTTTGGCATATCTTATGTTAAATATTTATTCTAGCCTCGGCTATTTTTATATAATCTTCTTCTCTTTCTATTCCTATAAATTGTCTACCTGTATTCTTACAAGCTACACCTGTCGTTCCTGAACCCATAAATGGGTCTAGCACTATTCCACCAGTAGGAGTTTTAGTTAGTGTGCATAGGTATTCCATTAGTTTAAGAGGTTTAACAGTGGGATGAGAATTTCGCATCAAATTATTCCTTTCATTCCCTGAACCAGTTTTTAATGTCTTGTCTTGTGTTACAGCCATACCACCACCTACCTTCTCCTCCAACCCCTCACACCCTGCGTTTCTTTCACTCTTTGAAGCCTTAGCTGTGTAGAAATACCTCTTCCATTCTTCATCTTTTGCCACTTCCTCATCTAGTATTATATTAGCTGGGAATCTGCCTTGTGTTGTTGCGTTCTTAATCTCTTCTTTGACACATTCTGGGTCTGAATAAATCTCTTTATCTGTAAATCTTAATACCTTATACCCACACTTTTTCATATAAGAATCTTGGCTTTTATCAAGTGCTTTCCTTTTTGGTTTACTGTGCCAATATTCTCCATCCCATTGAATAACCAGTTTATCTTTAGGGATATACACATCTACTAAGAACTTCTTTTCTATTAAAGATTGTTCTTCAAACTCAACGCCAAGTTCTCTTAATATCTCACTACCTCGTTTTTCAAGATTATTTAATCCATTACTTTCTGCTTGCAAATAAGACACCCAAACGCCTTTACATTTCTCTGAACAAGTGCTTCTATCTCCTTGACTTTTCGGTGCTTCAAATTCATTCTCACAAATATTACAAATATGCTTATTGCGATTCTTTTGAAATTCCTGCCTACATTCTGCATTGCAAAAATGATTTTTATACTTATCAAGAAAGCATTTCTTTACATACTTTTCCTTTCCACAACTATCACAGTTCTTGTAAGCTCCTTTTTGCTCTGGTTTAATCCGTGCTCCGTCAATGTTTAACCCAGCCACTTTGTGTTTAAGAGCATTGTTTGCATAAGTTCCGTCATTAGGTTTTTGGGCTACCAAAATTGGTTCATAGGCTGGTTTAAGGCCGTGAGACTTCCAACCGTTCCATAGTTTGGCTTCGGGTGTTGATGGTTGAGTGATATCTTCTAAATCACCTACACTTGCATTCATTTTTATATTAGAATTTTCACTATTTGCCCTTTGTTTTTTTTGGGCTATAATCTCCCTTTCTGCTTCTCCTCTTTTAATAAGTTCATCAAACCTGTCATCCAAATCTAAAACTTCCTTTAGCTTTATATACATTCCCAAAGTAGGCAATTCATTGGTTTTTTTATCACCCATAACACAACTCGCAAATCCACCACCTGTTAAGGCACTCTCCATTAATTCATTAACTTTTTTTAGTGTATACACTTTTTCTTTGCGTTTCTCGTTACAATATTCTTTAAATCTTTCATCAAAATACCTCCCATTCCTCTTATCCAACTGTTTACTAATATCAGTAGCTTTCGGGAATCCTGAGCCATACAACCACATAATAGTATCTTTCAAAATAAACCCTGCGTCTTCTACATTACAAGCCATTCTGTGTTGTGTTCTACTACCTGCAAAGATCAATGCTGTGCCACCTGGTTTCAGTACCCTCAAACACTCTTGCCATATCTCTATACTAGGTACATCATCATCCCATTTCTTTCCCATGAACGATAATCCGTAAGGAGGATCTGTTATTACAGTATCAACCGAGTTATCTTCAAGCTCTTTAAGTTTTTCTAAACAATCGCCATGTATAATCATTTTATGTAAATCTATTTTTAGCTTTTGTTCTTGTTTCTTCAAAGTAGTCCAACTGATCCCTGTTACCTGTCTCACTAGTAGCATTAAGCCTACTGCTTATCTGTGCAAACTGTCTGAATGCATCACTGTTACTAACCAACAACCCGTTTGCCAGATAACAATGGTGATGGCTTACGGTTATATCATATACAGGACACAAATTTCCCGTTGATAAGTTTACTACCCTTGCGTAATTTTGCTGCTCGTTTCCCTGCTTCTCGTAGTTGCTTCTTGTTTGCTTCGCTTCCAACCCACTTATTCGTTTTTGCATGTAGTTTAGAATGGTTTGAAGCGGAAATACACGCAAGGTTTTCAACAACATTGTTACTCTTATCGCCGTCCTTATGATGGATATGATAACCTTTCGGTATTTCTCCATTAACATCACTCCAAATAATCCTATGCAAGAAACTGTTTGTATACTTGCGACTATAGTATCCATCTGATTCTCTTTTGTAATATTTTTTTCCTTTATATTCTTGGAACGGATGTTTACTAGGCACTTTTCTGTTTGAACCCTTCTTTCTTTTTCTCCAATTATCTTTTTGGAAATTCTCCCAATCCCCATCAATCGGATAAATCTCATCTTTTCTAGTAATTTCACCAACCCTATCTTCCCACAAAACTCTATGAAAAAGTTTTGTTTCCCCTCCTTTTTGCGACACGTAAAGTCTTCTTGTTTTCCAATAGTTATATCTTGTCCCTCCATATAAGATATAACACCCTTTCTTATCCCCTCTTTTTGAAATTTTTTCACATTCCATATTGGTTTTGTTAGTGTATGAATACTATCATTATACACTAACTCATCTGCACATACAATACCTCTAGTCGTGAAAAACTTATGTTCAGGCGAAGTCTGTATTTCTGTACCATCTGTCAAACCAATCTTTATTGTTAAGGAGTCTTTTACATAACCTGAATGAGTAACCTCCCCATATACGCCATGAATATCTACTATGTCACCAACTAATATATCTTCTATGTTTTTATAACCATTTTTCATCTTAATTTGCGTGCCAGCAACCGTACACCCGTGTGATGCCCAGTCATGTTGTGGTGTGTCGGAAAATATCTGCATCTTATCGTTCCATCGCTTCTTATAGCTCATTAGAGAGTTTAGTCCCTGGAAACAATTGTCTTTATCAAACCAACATTTATGGAATATAGCCCTTGTTGCCTGTATACCATCAGCTAGGCTTGGAGTTCTAGGCACTATCTTGAATGTAATACCCAACTTCTGTGCTGTCTCCCATCTAGTGACCCCTGTTGTTAGCTCTCGCACCTCTATATCGTGTGGAGCATAGTGACTGTCGTATATATAACCTTTCTGTTGACATATCTGTATGTAGTGTTGAAGACTCTCACCCTCGTTCTCATAGTAGTCTATGAATCTATACTCTTGTCCAACTATCTGCATGAACCATATTGTCATGCTATCGCTTATACCTAAGTCCCAGAATGTGTATACAGGTAAGTTAGCGTCATATGGTATTCTAGTTATCCTGCCACTATTTCTAGCCTTCTCTAGTTGGTTAGCATAGTAAGCTCCTTTTAACGAAGCCTCAAACGAACAATAGAACTCTTGGTTAAACTCATCTGCATCCATTACCTCTTGTGCATCTGCTAATTCTTCCTTATCAAGTATACCTGTGTCCTCAACTGTGAGTAGTGTAGAAAACCACTTATCATTAGTTTTTGCCTTGCTATATAGCTGGTAGAAGTCATTCATTCCCTTCGGTGTTCCTATCCATATCCCATACCCCTTATTATCAGCCAACGCTGGTCTTATAATTTCAGTAAAGATGTTGCTTGGTTGTTGTGAGTACTCATCAAATACCACACCCCACAAAGCAATTCCACGCAAACTGTCTGGATTGTCTGCTCCATATAATGTAATTCTCGCACCATTAGGAAAGTCTACTCTCAATTCACTCTCATTTGTCTTTACTCCAGGAATAACCATTGAATAGTGTTTCAAGTAGTCCCAAATTATTTGCTTTCCTTGGCGATATGTGGGACTTATGAACGCGTATCTACTATCCTTATTCTTACAAGCATCTCTTATTAAATGGTTTATAGCTGCAACGCTTTTCCCGCATCTTCTATGGGCAACTATAACATTCCATCTCTTGTCAGTATCATGAAGTGCCAAAGCCCATTCTCTCGGTGCATATGGTATTTCGTATTTCATAACTATTATACTTTTAAACCCAGAGATACTTCCACCATATACATGATGCAAGCTTCAAGGAAACTAGTCTGTGTATTACGTGCAGATACATTTCCTAGTCTCCCTTCCACTTTAGAGACTATCTTAATGTAGTTAGACGTCAACTTGACGATGAGCCTTGCAGAAGTCTCTGGTTTCGCTCACCCCAGTAGTATACAACACTTTTACATACTATTGGTGGGAGTGAACTACCTTCTTCAGCTCCAGTCACATTGTATTTAGCGTCGCAAGCCACTGACCACGACGGCACGTAAATTGTACTCTATTCTTTTTTATTAGTAGCCCAGCCTATAACTATTGACTCACCACCACTGGTTACATCTAATTTATCCTTACTCTTACCTAACTGTCTATCTAAATATTCTTTTATAGCAGAAATATTTCTTTTACTTACACCTTCCTCATAAAGCACATCTAATAATGCTAGACATCTTTCCTTCTTTCTAGTTTCATCGTATTCAGATCCATGCTGGGAAATTAACTCCTTAACCTTCTCTAATTCTTCTTTGTTAAGCAAAGGTCTTCTTCCTGATCCTTCTCGTTTTCCACCCCAACTTGATTTATTTCGTTTTTCAAGTTTCTCAAGTTTCTCTTCCATGTGTTTTATTCTTATTTTGCGCTAGGAATCATTCCTATTAAGCTAATCAAAAAAATATATTACTTCCACACCTTAGTTACATCTTTCTCTAACTCTTCTATAGTAGCTAAAGTTTCTCTAAATGCTTTTAACCTACCTGACACTTTCTCTATCTCGTCTTTTAGGTCTTGTAGTTTCTTTGCTTTCTCATCTTTACCCATCTTAGTATCAGCAGATGCTTTTGTTAGCTCTTGCATAAACCCTCTAACCTGTACTTCATGAGTAGCTAACATCTCTAACATGTTTACTCTCTCGTTTTGTAAAATTCTTTTAGATAAATCTTCGTTTGACAAGACTTCAAATTCAAATTTTGACATACTTGTTTGTTTCTCTTATTAAGAATTATTCCTATTAAGCTTTTCTATAATGATCATCGTAACCACTTTCTTTAGTTATTCTCTCTACTACTATAACATTTTTGCCCTCCTTGCTTCTAAGGCAAACCTTATGCTCTACTCCTTTTATTTCCATCACCTGATCTTCATACATATATCTTTAATGAGGGTAACCCTAGATGAATACAGCTGTTTCACTACCAAACATCTGAAAAACTAGTCGAAACCAATCAATAGATGCTATATAATTGGATTTATATTTTTTATTTGATCTGTTATCTAAAGCTACCCTCAATAAAAAAATCTCCATTACTAAATAATGCAGTCATATCCGTTAAATTTATTCTCTTTTCCCTCCATAGCGTAGATGTGCTATGTATTATGACTCTATTATATCATACTTTTTCGTAAAAGTCAATTTAATGAATGTTAGATTGCCAACTTATCATGTGATCAGCCTCAATATCGTAGACAAACTCAACATATCCTATACCAATAGCCCACTTAAAAACCTCTCCAACTATATACCTTTTTGTATAATAACAATCAATCTTGTCTCTAGCTTGAAAACCATAGCGTTCTTTTATCTTGTTCATTAATCCTATCTTCATGTTATATGTTTTGTATCCATTAGAACTAGACATCCCTTCCGCCCTCTTAAGCTGAATCTTGCCAAAGTTTTTATATTGTTTTTTTATACTCATAAACCTAACTTCAGTGATTCTATTATTCCTTCTATGTAGCCTATAGTGTCTTTAACAGTTACTTGCTTTGCTTTCTCTAACCTGTTTAGCCATACCTTACCTCTAACTTCATTTACTATGTTATGTATTCTTGGATCAGACTTCTGGTGATGACTCATGTGGCAACCATTGCATATCGGTATACAGTTCTTCATGTTATATCTCAATGCGTAGCTCACGCTTTTTGGAAAATAGTGATGTAAGCAGGTATACGGTCTACCACAAACCAAACATTCATCATAAAGGTTTCTACCTATCTCCTGTAACATCTTATCTGCTTTCTTTTTTAGTCTTTGTTTTTTTTGTTGTGATGTCATATATATTAACCCGCCTACTCCTACTAGCACACTAGCAGCTTGTCGTTGGGTTTGACCCCAAACCATTATACACATAGGAAGTAGGTAGGCAAATTACTTACTGTTTGATAACAACTTGAATGTTAGGAACATTACCTCTTTCTGAAACAATCATATATGCCGCTAAAGCACAACCATGTTTTTCAAGAACAGCACCAACCTCTTTAGAACACTCTTCAACCTTTTTCTTTTGCTCCGCTTTTAATACCTCTGTTGCTTCTTCTGTTGAAATCTCCTTCTTTGTTTCTTTTGTCATAAGTATTTTTACTTAATTAAATTAATTTACTTTTATATTTATCTATTAACTCACTCATTTCCTTTTTGTAGAAATCGTCTACATCTTCATATTCTACACTACCTGACAACTGCTGGTTATAAAAATCAGAGATAGCATACCTCAATACTTGTGACTGACTACCCTTTTTCGGCTTTCCAAACACTACCTTATCTTCTTGTAGAATAGTAATCTCTTCTAGGTTCTGGAACTTGTATGTAATGTCTTCTTCTGTACCATCTACTGTTTGAGGCTTTCTTATTATGTTCTTTAGCCCTGCTCGTTTACAAACAAAACTAATGTCCTTGTCCTCATCTAACTTATGAGGTATTTCCATCTTTCCGCTCAATGTAATATTAAACATATTTTTTATTAAGGTGGGAGGGGAGGGAGATATTGTACCCCCCTCCCCCAGTTGGTAGTCTGTTGTGGTGGGATTCTGGCTGGGTGTTTAAGCCAACAGATGTCAGCTTTGGTGGGAGAACTAAATGTAGTTCTTAAAACGGAATTGCTTCAGTTGGTGGTGAACTTGGTGAATCAACCTTAGTGTCTGGTTTCCAGTCGTTAAGAGCAAAATACAATTTACCTCCTTCTTTTGATTTTAGAAAGTCTAGGTTAACCCATCCGTTGTTGACGTTTTTATCAAGGAACTCCTTAAACTCATCTACTTTTATTGATAGTGAACCCTTAACCCACTCAGGGCTACCTTCTCTTGGCAATTTATAAATAAGGCCAGATGGAAATATTTTTTCGCTACTCATAGTTTTGTTAATTATATTTTAATTCTTCTAACTTTCTTGCCCTTATAGCCTCTTGCAAACAATCGAAATATCCAATGTGAGATTGCTTTTTATTTCTTTTTATCCTTGAGTGCCACTTTCCCTTTCCCTTATTCCATTCTACACCTATTACACCAGAGATATTTTTAGTCTTATCACCCCTATTAAGATTGTTTTCTGTTCTTGTGACAGACCTTAAATTACAAAGCCTATTGTCCATTCTGTCTCTATTTATGTGATCTATTTCTTTCGGGAATACTCCGTGCACATAGAACCATGCAAGTCGATGAGCTAAAAACCTTTTATAGTTTGCAGTTATGCTTATATACCCAGCGTTGTGCGAAGTTCCAGCAATGCCGCCCTTTCTGGCTCTGCTATTTTTATTTACAACCCATCTAAACACACCAGTGTTTTCGTCATAATGCAATAACCCTTTTAGTTCTTTTTGAGTCATATTAAAACGGACATTTATCATCTTTATTATCTCCACCTAACTCGTCTGAACTACACATGCCAACGTTATTATACCATCTCAGTGCTCTTGCAATAGCTCTAGTCTCAGCCATTCTGATCTTGTGCTTTGCTACTAGCTTACCAACATTCTCCTCGCTAGCATCTCCCAGCCCCTGATACAGTCCTTTTTCGCCTTCAACCGTAGCCTGGACAATGAATGGCTCTAAGTTGACTATCTCTGTCTTGATTGATTTGCCTCCGTTCTCATGGAACTCGTTTAATAGCCCAGTGAACAGAACAAAGTCTTTTCCTTGTAGGTTAATAGTAAATTTCTTGTCCATACTTATTTGCTTAGTAATTTATCTATACTCTCTGAGATTCTTTTCTTGGTTGCTATGAATCCATCTGCTTCTTTTCCTGCATCCTTCTTGAAATTGAACCAGACAACCTGTCCGATCTTTTCAAGCTCTACCGCCCAACCATTTGTGATCAGGTGTACCGCAGTGTTTGTGTCTTTAGTTGTATACATATTACTGTTTTAATGCCAACCATTGGTTCCAATTACCAGACTCTAGTCTAATTCTAATTGCCTCTTTGGTTGAACACTCTAAATTAAATGCACATTCGTTACTAACTTCTCTATGCCAATAGGAATTTATCATCCACAGGCCCCTGTCTATTGTTGGGTTGTCGTTTACTCCAATAGCCCAAACATCCCACCTGCTCTCTGCGTTAATTAACCTCTCTACAAACTCCCACTCATCTAGAAGTCCTGCTTTCCATAGCTCATGCTTTACATAACCTCTATCAGTTGTCAGGTTAAACTCTAATTCCCCACCTGAAAACCACATCATCTCTGCTTTAACCTCTGTCACCTCTAGTGTTCTATCCCATAGTGACATCATTGCTAGTGCTAGAACGAATATTACCACCAACATTGCTACTATGTTCCAGAACCTAACTCTCTTTTTTCTACTCTTTGCATTTGTATAATAACCTTTCTTCTTTGTTAGTTTCTTACGCATACTTTTTATTTTTATTTTAACAAGTCTTTGTTCTCGTATATATTTCCTATTACTTCTATAGTATTAGAACCGTCTTCATCAAGTCCACAAAAATCCTCATTCACATCCTCTTCGTAAAAAATCTTACTATCTCCTACTGGAACATCATATACATCAAACATGGCATGATCATCTCTCCACTTAACCACCATATATCCCTCATAATCATCCTCTTCAATCTTTCCAATAATATCACCCTCGTATATCTCTACTCCGTTCTTGTCTTTAAGTCCTGTGTATTGCATGTGAATACCAGTATCATCTTCACTGTCCAACATTGTCCAATCAGCAACAAACGGAGATTCTCCATCTGACATATATTTTTCATCCTCGTACCACGCTCTAAACTTTATTTCTCTCATATTAACAACTCTTTTTATTTATTTGGTTTTGCCAAGCCTCTCTCTTCTCATCTCTTTCCTTCATGTCTTTTTTAGACTCATCTGTTTTAGCGGCTTCTTTCATTCCTCTAGTGTGACAGTTCACACAACAGATCACACCATACAAGAATGTCTCACAATACACTTTTCTCAATTCCTTAATTTCATTATCACAGAATTTACATTTATGCATATTATTCTTCTACCTCCCCAGACAACTTGTATTCATATAGACTCCAAGATGCCTCACCTCCTATTAACTCTGGTTGACCATCCTCATCAATCTTACCAGTCCAAGCCAAGCCACAGCTCTCTGCTAACTTGATTAACTCATCGTTTTTACACATACTTTTGAGACACAATAAAACCCACCAAGAAATCCTTGCTGGTTTGTTAATAGGTTGTTAGTTGTGTCTTTCATAAATAAATAAATTAATTTTGTATATCTATAGTATAGCATGGTTAAAAAAGGCTTGCAATATTACTTGTGGATAAACTTTAGATCTACCTTTTTATATATTGAATTTACTTCTTCTAACGGAACAAGGAAGCCAATTGTTTTATAGTTCTCATGTGGTATTAAACGACACTTAAACTTATCACCAGAATAAACATAACTATACATCTCCTCTGACTTTATAATATACAAGACCCAATCAACAACATCTACATAATAAATATAGTCTAGCTTACCATTCAACAACCATCCGTTCTTTATGTTTTCACTCCTATGTTTCCAAAATATTTCTATTAGTTCAAAGAAAAAATTTCCAGTCTTTGACAATGCTTTATCAGCCTTTACATCTATATTAACCTCCCCTCCTGGCTCTCTAATAATTATATCAATACCATCTGCATAAAAATTAGGATCATCCGCCACTAAAATAGCATCTAACCCATAACTTAATAAATAATCTAAACATCTCTTTTCTGCCTCCTTTACCCAATCTAACTTAACTTGTTCCTTAAAATTATACATATTAAATTTGATCTCCCCACACAGTCCACTTATCACTATGTTTGTTTCTAGCAAAAAGTTCTAGATATTTTCCACTTGGATATAAAGTTTCTATCATCTCATAAAACCAACTAGGCTTTTGGGAATGTTCTCGTCTTTCTTCAGAATAAACACTATCAAACAACTTCTTGTTTTCTGGAACAAAGCTTCCTTTAGTACAAATTAACAACAACTCGTGCCTAACAGAATTATAATGACCCATGTTGTGTTTTACTTTATCCCAAATAAATGAAGTCTTATACTTAAACCCCCATGAATTTATTACATCAAAACATTCTTCTAACAATGGTGAAGTTACCCACATAAACAAAACAGCATTATTTGCACTAGGAACTTTTAACTCACAAAGCTCTTCTATTGTCATAAGTGAGTAATGTTTCTTTGCTCCTCCTAACAAGGATGTGTCCTGTTCATCGCTATATTTCCATGGTGGATCAACATAAATTACATTATACTCTCCTTCTGGCAATGGTAACGGCTTATTAGGCTCACGCTTTTTGTTTGGTAAAACATTTTGTGTAATATCACGCCAGCTTGAATTTTCCAACGCCGTTGGAATTTCTTGAAACTTTTTTGCAAAATTAACACAATAATACAAATCAGATTTGCTTATGCCAAGATCTTTTCCCAAACCCTCTATCCGCTTACCACCATATTCTGCCTTTTCAAATTTAAGTTCATCTTCTAAAATTCTTTTACCAATAGCGTGTTTTAACTCAACTATTCTATTAACCGCCAACTCCTGTAGATCTTCTAATAGTTTTGTGTACCACTCTTGTTGTTTAGTTAACTTCATGCTTTTTTATTTAATTCATTAAATACTTTTAAGAAATATCTACTAAATGGTTTGCCTAATTCCTTACAGTCATCTAATGCTATTGTTGCGAAATGATGGCTCACCTTGAAGCACTTGAATATGCTGCCCTTAAATTTATCGCTATCTCTTAAGAACTTACAAGCGTCTAAGGCTTCATCTTGCCATTTCATTATAGTCTTGGTGGTTGGCTTTTTATGACCACATAGGATGTACTTAATGTTCTCCATAGGTCTTTTTTATTAAGTTACATACGATCTCTGCCATGCTCTTCTTCTGTACCCTTTTCTGATCCCTGATTAAAGCATAAGCCTCCTGGTCTATACCAAGTCTTTGTACTATATTTATCTTTGTTTCCCTGTACATATATGGCTTTAGTATAATTAACCCCCCAACACCCTAACACGCAGCTTATTAGCTTGGACTCTACTCTTCTACTCTCTCCCCTATGCAATGTTACCCACCACTCCTACGGTGTTAATATCTTGTAGGAGTAAGACTAATCAAGCTATAAGGTGATCTATTTATAGGCGATCACACCCAGGTTGTCATTATTAGTCGCTAATTATTTTAAGTTGCTCCGACTCACCATGACAGGCTAGTTGCACAACATAAGAAAAAAGACCTCATAACTGGAGCCAAAGGCCCACTACAGCCCGTATTCCAGTTACAAGATCTTTTCAATCATAGTGGTTTTTGGCTTCTATTACAAGTATATAACACAAAAAGACCCATGTCAATTGAGCCTTTTTGTTAGATATATGTTGTAAATTAACACAACCTCTCTTTGGATGGTTAATTGCCTGTGGATAAACTATTTTAAGAATAAAGCTAGCACAACTATAAACAACCAAGCGGCAAGCATGAAAATGGTGAATCCAAATGTACTTGGTACTTTATTGTATTTAGCATTCATATTATTCTTTAGCTCTTAATATAGCAATTATAGCTTTCTTTTGGCTTATTTTACCTTTCTTAAACATGTCTACCAGTTTTGCTTCAATCGGAATCATTCCTTCTTGTCTAATTTTTTTCTTCCAGTCCTCTGGTATCTTTTTGAAATCCCCTTTTAAGAGATCCTTGATAAGAGCATCCCAGTTGATTTTACTCTTTACTGCCCTTAAATTAGGTATTTCTTTAGTTCCACCAAGTCCAACTGGTATAAGGTGGTCTACTTCTTCTCCTGTCATTGCTGCTGTTCCCTCTCTGATCTTGAACTTTTCTTCTGGTGTAATCTTGCGTGCTTCCTTTTTAGATTCTTCAGTTATTTCCTTTGTAAACAACCCTAGCTTTTCAGCAGTATCATATAATTGATTGTCATCTATTTTCTTTCTAGCATCTTTCCACACTTTTGTCAATATTTCTTTTTCTAGCTTGTCATCTATTATGCCCTGCTTTTTCCATAATTGAATTAGAAGAAATCCTTGGGTTGAATTTGATCTAATTTTTTGATATACGGTTTGAACAATTTCACGATCTAATTCTTTTCTTATTCTATTAGCAGCAACAGCCTCGTATGCCTCAATTGGATCTTCACCCTTTCTGGTTCTGGAAAAATATTCTAGTGTCTGCTTTTCAGATAATGGTTGTCTTTGTTTGTCAAAATATTCTTTAGCTTCTTCTGTAGAATACTTACCAAACAAAACTACTTGTACGGCATCACTTGGCAATACTGGAAATTTAAGTTTGCCCTTTTTATTAAATACTCCCTTTTGGTTAATTCCCTCTACACCCTCTATAATTCTTTTTAATTGCCCACCACCATAAGGAAGAACAAAATCATAAATACCGTTTTCCTTCTTATAAAACACACCCTCAACAGCATTGATAACAGGAATGCCACCTGGATATATACCAACCTCACTTCTACCAAAATACTTTTTCTTTAACTCTTGTGGAAAGAAATTGGCAACAAACTGACCACCGGGAACAGAAGATAACCCCTCACCTATCATACGACCAGCAGCCTCTTTCCAATCTTCAGCATCAGAAGCATCTTGAATAGCCCGTATTGGATCTGGCAACGGCGTCCTACCAAGCAATGCTTCATAAAAAGTATTAAACAAATATAAAGAAATGCTTGTTTCAACAGCAGCCTTCATGGCCTTGTGCGGTTTTTTAAATATCTGATCAAACACTCGGGTTTTCCACAATTGAGCATGAGCATTTACTTCTAATTGAAACTGTAATGGTAGGCTCAATAAACCACTTTCAAATGCTAAAGCCTTTTCTCCTATAGCCCTACCACCAACAACACTAGCGGCTATTTCATCTGCTACCGTCAACAACTTCTTGCCCCTAAATCCTTCTCTGTATGCAGTATCAAAAGACGCACGCCAAATCCCCTTAGTTACATTTTTTTCTATAACATTAAATGGGATAGATAAATATTTAGCACCCTTCGCAGTTTTTGTTGGCATTACGGATTCTCCAGGCATTAAGTTCTTTTTCCCGTATCTTCGGATAAGAAAGTCAGATTTTAATAATGGATCATTTTTCATTAACGGCGCTCCCACCTGCATCAACAAACCACGAGCTGTCTTTATGGTCCCATTTCTTAACACAGAACTTGGTATCGCTGCTGGTTGCATTAGTGCAGCAGACACACTTCCTACAATTCTATTAGCGGCAAATCTTTGAGACGCTTTGCGTATTAACTCTATTGGTTTTCTACCTAAAAGTTTATCCATCAACAATCTATCAAATGGATTTGTTTTTCCAGCCAAACTATTAGCGGCATCTCTCAATGAATGAATAAAGGTATTCAAGTTTTTAGTATCCATTGTGTTATATGCCAAAATATCAGCTATTGCATTGTGCCTAATTATTTCTGGAGTAATATATTTATTATTTAAAGTTGGAGCCAAGTATGCTTCAAAAGCCCTAACTGCATTTTCTTCAAATTTACCCCCTTTTCTTGCTTGAGCAAACGGATTAAATTTAGAATTTGGTTTAGTAAACATTGAAATACCCTCTAGTGCTGGGTTAATTTCTATGCCTTTTTTTAATGCCCCACTCCACAATGACCCCACTTCCTGAAAATGAGTATAATAATCTTTTCGTTTAGGAATCTCCTTTTGTCCAAACTTTCTCAAAACTGTATTAGTACTATCTAACAGTTCATCATACTTTGCTCTAAACCATTGATCCGCTTCTACAATATTTTTCCATTTCTTTGGAGATACCTTTTGCAGCGCCTCTAATGTCATTCTTTTTTCACCAAAGCGCATAATAAGCGCCTGATCTTTTTTGGACTTTAGTTTTAGCTTATCAAAAATAACCTCTCGCATTTCTGTCTTCAGTGTAAGTTCTTCATCTATCATACCCGTAACCGCCTTTGCTCGCGGTCTTGTTAGTATATCCTTTACTTTATCTGCGTCTTTGCCAGCACTAACCTCAATCCTGTTCTCCATTGTTTTTAAAGAATTAAGCAAACGATTGTTTCTCTTTTTCCAATTTGTTACATCACCAAGAATTTCACCAATCTCTCTTTTTGTAGTCCAGGGTTTAATACCAAATTCTTCAAGAGAAATTACTTGGGGTCTAGATAAAAACTCATCACCCTTTTTCAGTGCATCCAAATCATCCAATACAGCATCTAATTGTTTTTGTGTTGCGTTCTTCCATTCTCTAATTTCGTTTTTCTCTCTTAAAAGTTTTAGTGCATTACCAGATAATTCTTTCTGTTCTTGCATTTTGGTGATTTTCTTTTTTATAAGTCCTCTCTCTTTGTATATTCCTCTTTTTATGCCCCTTTCTATATCAAGTTTGATGCTATCAAGAAGGTCCTTTTTTTCTTTCTTTGCAGCCTCTGCCAACTTAAATTCCGCAACAGCTCGTCCTTTCGTTGTTGTTGGCCTAATAACAGAAGGTAGCCTTAGATTCTTTTTTAATAATGGTTCACCTCCCTCTTTCAATAATCTTATTGTCTTTTTTTCACCAAACTCCTTAACAGCTTGTTCAAATACTTCTTTTGTAACTTTCTTCTTAACACCACCACCCACAGTAACATCTAAATATGTCATTAAACCAACTCCAGTAATACCCAAAATTTTACTAGACAGCTCCTCTCTAATAGCACCTAACTGTTTACTAATCTCCGCTGTTTCTTCCACCCGCTGTTCAAAGCCCTTGACTTCCTCTTCACCAAAAAATTCCCCAATTTTGCCTGTTTTTTGTGGTAAACCTGGTCCACCAGTCTTTTTACTTAGAGTAATACCAGCGGATTGAGCAGTTCTAAAGATATCATAAAAAACTCTTCCAACTATCTTAACAGCAGTAACAAGGTTCTGTGGTGTTTTTTTAATGTTTCTTCCATAATTAGATAGAGAGAATCTTGGTGAATATACGGTTTCCGTTTTTCCAGTGATCTTGTTTTTTACTGTCTTCTTTTTAAAATCTTCTGGATGTTCCTCGGCATAGCTTTTAGTTGCTTCTTTAATTCCAACTCCAAGATTTTTTGAAACATCAATAATGTCAGCAGAAACTCTACCAAATTTTGTTCGGCTAATTTTATTTAATTCAGCTTTAACCTCTTCACCCCTTGCTTCCCTTTTCTTCTTAAAAGCCTTACTTAATATACCTAATAAGCTCATATTGTAATATTAAATTATTAGTCCATTCGTTAATCAAACAATCCCAGCACCCAGCTCTTTGCCTTTTCAAAGAAACCGGTTTTTTCTTCGCCAACAATTTCAGCAATTTCTTCATCTGTTAATTCTTCTTCTAACGCCGTTTCTTCAATCCCCTCTTCAACTTCTTCTCCTTCTTCTTCCACGGTTGCTGTTGTTGGTGCGGTTGCTTTTCCAGTAAGCATATTATAAATTTCTCTAGGAGGAATAAAGTTTCCGTTGCCATCTAACATGGTTATATCAAGATGTGTGCTCTTTTTGCCCATTGTCATGCCTGTATTGCCTTGTGAACCAATAACTTGACCAGCAGTAATAACATCACCAACCCTTAATTGTCTTCCATCAACATCTCCAATACTATCTAAATGACTAAACCAAACTTCAGAACCATCGTCTAATCTTATTTTAACTTGATTACCAAAGCCTTGATTTTGTTTTTTGGCTTGTGCGGTGGGTAATGGACCAGCGGATGGATTAGAATAACCACCCACAACAGCGGTCACCGTACCGCCAACAGGTGTTTTTAATGGGGCGCCCTTACCACCAGCAAGAACATAATCTAAACCGTGTTCCCAAAGTGGTGAGCCAAAACCAGAAACAGCACCTGCGCCCAATCCAGTAAATGATGTTGGACCAAGAAGACTTGTAGGTGCAGCCTCTTCTTCAGCTACTTTACTATAATAGCTTTGCATTTTCATAGCCGCCTGTTCTGGGCTATCTTCTAATGTAATACCAGCTTTAGATGCAAAGTAAGATGTTTCTTCATCTGTTAATAAACCGATAATAAACTGTTTGTTTATTTCAATTTGCTGTGATTTTTGTTCTAATATGCTTCTCTGTGAATCAATGTATTCTTTTTCTTCTCTGTCTAATCTAATAATTTTATTTTCTTCTAATTCTAACAAATAACCATATTGATTAAGTTGATTAGCAATATAATCCTGATAAAGAGCAACGCCATTATTTATAACACGCTCAACCTCTTGCATCTTACCCTGTATAGCCTTTGATCTAGCTTCTAAACCAGTTAATAAAATCATGCCTCTTTCTTCAACTTGTCTTTGTCGTCTTGTGCCAGATGACATAGGACCACCCATTTCTCCAACCTGAGTAATACCAAGATTCATGCTTTCTGTAATATCTGCCATTTCTAATTCTATTTGTTTTAACTCTTCCAATGATTCATTCCATTCATATTCATCCAGTTTTTTAAAGTAATATTCTTCTAAATTGATATCAGCTGCCGTTGTAATTTTTTCTTCAAATTCAGCTCTTCTTTCTTCTGCTTCACGAAGTTCTTGTTGTACTAATCGTTGTAGTTTGTTTTCCATTTCAAATCTATCTTTTTCAAGACCGTCTAACCACTGATTAGCCAATGAACTAAAATCATTAACAATATCAGAATCACTTATTGCCGTTATTTCTGGTGCTGGGCTGGGACCAACTGTTATATCTTCGGCAGATATATCTTCTCCTGGAGCGCCAAGGCCCGCTTCTCCTCTAGCCACACCACCAGGTGCTCCACCCTTAATAACATTATATACATCTTGTACGCCTTTTCCTGTAAATTCAGCCAATTCTTGAGTGTAAGCTTCTCTACCATGATATGCCTTAAATACAGCATTAACATATTCTTTATTTGCCAACACTTCATTCTTTAGTTGTGCTGCTTGTTGTGTCACCGTCTGTTGCAGGCCCACCTGATCTTCAGGGTCTGGTGCAGCTTGCATTGCATCTGGTGTAGATGGAGCTTCAATCTGTGTCCATCCTTCATCAAGTTTTCCTTGAGCTGCTTGTTGTGTCATTTGTAGTTCCAGTCCAGTCTTTGGATCTTTAACATAAACTAACGGTGCTGCAATTTCAGATAGTCCTTGAGCCTGTGCTGCACTTCTTGTCATCTGTAATTTATTCGGACCTTTCTGTACAAATATCAATTCATCATTACCACTAGCAGTTGTTCCAGTTGTTTGAGGACCTGTCCATGGATTCAATGCCCCACCAGGAGCAAGAGCTGCCTGATCTATGTTTGGGACTTCCACTCTTTCATATCCAACATCACCTGGTTGTAGCGTGGTTTCTTGAATACCTTGAGTTGGTTGAACAAAGGTTTGTCCAACAGTTTGTCCTAATATATTTTTAAACTGTTCTGATCCAACATCTACGAAAGTTAATTTGTCTGCCTCACCCAACGCCTTTACTCCTTCTCCTATTATTGACAGGTTTCTGTATGTTGGTAGGTCTGCAAAAGATCTTCCTAGAATACCTTCTGAAAATCCAGACATTTTAGCATCAACAGCGGCGCTTCTTGACATCTTATATCCCTGGGAGGCCCATTCTTCTGGACTTGCAGATAATCTATTTAATCTTCCTCCAGTACCTAACGAATAAACTGAACCTGCTGAATCTTTAAATACCTCTCCTATTTCAGGAATATCAAATGTATTAGATGCAGCCTTTGCATCTCCATAGGCCTGTGAATAGGTTGTTGCTTTTCTCGCCATATTATTTATTTATTTAAAATGTTTTTTAATTTCTTTAGGTAGTTCTATATCATCAAACTGTTTATTCTTAAATAACAACTTTAATAATTGATAAATTCCGAACATGTTTGGTTTTGCTTTTTCATCATACTGTAATTTTGCCATACTATATTGCATCAATTATTAGGTAATTATTATTTATAATCATACTTCTTGCTCCAGCCGAACCAGCTATACCCATTAACACTTGAGGATCATCTGCACCAGTACCAGAAGGAATATTAGAGCTTAATGTAGCCTCTAATGTATAGTCTGTTGTGCCCCTGGCTTTTACATAAAACCTGGCATTAGTTCCATTGTCCCAAGAAATCCTATAAGCTATTTCGTCAGTTAGTGTGTATCCAGTAATAGCTGCACTCTTTGTTTGAGTTGTTCCATCTGCTACAGAAGCATAAAGCGTTCCATCCTCTATCATAAATCCAATATGCCTAGCCGTAGAGGTTGAATTGGCAGGAACTGTTGTGACAGCCTGACTAATTAATCCTAAAAAAACATCTTGAGCTGTAAGGCTGTCCGTCTCTGCTACTACAGTGTATTGCATGTCCATACTCCATGTCTCTACCCTATTAATTTGACCACTATAAATTCTTCCATCTCTTATGTATGTATCTAGTGGATATCTAATCACTTCTGTCCCAGCTTCAGTAAGACCGTCATTGGCATTACCCCTGAAAACTTTATTTACAAGCTCATTGTTCGCTCTGAATTGAATGTCATCAGCCGAAGTTAATGAAATGAAGCTATCACCACCAACAATGGCGTTTGTACCATCAAATTCAAAGAATTTTGTAGAACCATCTCCAATATACATCCGTGGAGTTCCAGCATTGTATTCTATTTGTACGCCACTATTACCATAAGTAGCGTCATTTATTGAAATTGCTTTGTTAGAAGCGTCTAATATAATATTAGTTCCGTTAGATAGTGTTGTGGAGTTAATGGTCCAGCCTGCAATTAAACCCCTGTCAGATGCAACTCCCTGTTGTTGTATTCCATTTGGATTAAGATATAAAGCCTTAACCTCATTAACTGTTAATACACGATCATAAATTCTAACCTCATCAATTGTACCATCCATCGCTTGAGTAGCATTGTCACGACTAATATATGTTGGTGACTCCACCACTCCAACTGTATAAGTAGATGTTGCGGTGTTAGCCTCAACACCATCAATGTAAAATTTATGTGTACCGCCAACTGAATCAACAACTGCAACAAAATGGTGCCATGTATCATTACTAATTAAGCCTGAATATGCAAAGTTTTCTCGCTTGTCAACACCAGCATCATCATATCTCCAGCCATAAGAAAGGTTTCCAGCACCCTTTGAAAGGTAGAACCAATTTTTAGTGTCAGTATCAGTTCCAATCATCATAAACTCTGTTCGTGTAATGTCATCAAAATTCACCCACATACTAACAGACATAGTTCCAACGACTATTGATGCACCAAGATCTACATATTGGCTAACACCATTAAAGTCTAATGCCGTTCCAGAAACACCCACTACAAATGTACCACCAGTTATTGTCCCAGCGTTATCAGCAGAAGAATAGTCAGACACGGTAGACCCAGACCCTTCATCTAAACTCCAATAACCAAGAAGGTCATCATCGCTTGGTAGGCCTGGAAAACTACCAACAGCTATTGTTCCAGAAACATTAAGTGTTGTGCCATCAAATTCTAAAAAATTACTACCACCATCTCCAATATAAGCTCTTGGTGTGCCTCCATTATATTCCAGCTGTATTCCTTGATTACCAAATGTCGTATCATTTAGAAACAATGCCTTATTACCAGCATCTAATATTATGTTTGTACCATTTGCTATTGTAGTTGGATTAATTGTCCACCCACCTAGCAGCCCTCTGTCAGATGCAACACCCTGTTGTTGGACACCGCTAGGATTTAAATATAAACCCTGTGCCTCAAGCAAGGAAAGCTCATGATTATAAAGTCGAGGCTCATCAATCCATCCATCAAAGGTTCTATTGTCGTTAGTCACATTACCAATATATAGATCATTTCCAACATCGGTTTGTCTTGTTCCGTCTGGTATGTCGGTTTCTGTTGTTGTTACAACCTCACCGTTTACCGTTATAACTGGATTGTTAGCATCAGAATCACTATTATATGAAATTGTAATGTGATTATTGGCTCCGATTGTCAACACTAAATCGTCCGTTGTCCACGTTCCCTTAGTAACAGTGAATTTCTGTCTGAAGTTAAACTTTAGTTTTCCTCCAGCCTCATTGCTAACCCACACCAACCAACCACCAGCCACTGGTTTGTCTTTATCAAAAATCCTAGAAGTGGTAGCCTCTCCTCCGCTATTAGGATTAACCCAAACACTCAATGCTCCGCCACCGTCCCAGATATCTTGAATGGCAGTAGCGTCAGGAACACGTACATTACCAGTAAGTCCATCAAACTCTAATGCTGTTCCAGAAACACCCACTACATATGTGGCACTTGTTATCACCCCATCATTACCAGCAGAAGCATAGTCAGTAGCAACAGAGCCACTACCTTCATCAAAGTTCCAATAACTCAACAGACCGTCATCA